CCGAAGATGAACCCCCTTACGTTGGAGTCGATGTGGCAAGATTTGGGGATGATGACAGCGTTATTCTTCCTCGTACTGGGAATGTTGTTCTTCCTTGGGAGACTTACCACGGAATGAATACTATTGATTTAGCTATGAGAGCCCGCCTATACGCTATAGAAAATGAGGCATTAGGAATGGCTGTTGACGAGATTGGTGTCGGAGCTGGTGTAGTGGATTGGCTGGCAAAACATAACACGGAGAACTTGTTCGGAGTAAATGTGTCGTCCGCCTCCAGCGACATCACTAAGGCCGACAGACTTCGTGATGAACTCTGGGTAACTATGAGGGATAAGTGTATGCGGATGCAGTATTCTTTTCCCACAAAGAAGGAATTCGGCGACGTCCTTTCAATGGGGCAGAAGCTTGCAAACGAATTGTCCAGCCTCCGCTACACCTTTAATAAGCATGGTGGGTATAAGGTTGAAAGTAAACCTGACGCAAAGAAGCGAGGAGTTCCTTCTCCGAACATTGCAGATGCATTGGCGTTGACTGAATATTTTAGTGGTGTTGCTACTCAGATATTTAGACCCAAGGTTAAGAAGGGAAGCGTTGACAGGTGGAAGAAGTTTCATCAGCAGTATGGAAATACTGTTAGTAGACATTCTTGGATGGTGTCATAATGAAGTGGGGAACTCGAGCACAGTTTTATAAGGAATTCATGAACTCCTTTCGGAAAGGTGGCTGGGGAGAAGAGGGTAAACTTGCTTATGAAGTCCTACCTCAAGAACAACGTACTAAGGTTAAAGATATTATTCGTGCTATGTCAGAAGAAAAGGTTGAACACGCAACAAAGAATCCTCTTATTACTGCACCGAATATAGATACTGCAAGTACTGAAATGGCAAGAGATATTAAAGGGTATGCAAGTTACAGTATAGACAGTGATGCCGTAAAACTTCCTCCGTTTGTTCTTAACTATCCAGAGACCATTGCTCATGAGTTACGTCATGCTCAGGTTATGCGGTCTGCTAAACTAAAAAATAGGCCGTATATAAGTTTAACTGGCGATGACTTTGACCCTATATATGCAAGCTTTAATCCACTGAAGGGAGAGTATGAGAATATAGGCAAGAAAAGTATCTGGGATTATATATACAAGAATACTTCAAACCCATTAGAAGTTGATGCTATGCTATCAGAAAAAGCTACTAAGGTACTTGCTGAGGGTATTGGTAATGCCAGAAAAATAAAGAAAAGTGGAAGTGCGGCAACTCCAAAACAATGGACTAAAAGTAAATCACAGCTTAGTTCTCTTGGAGGACAAGAAGATATTTTTAATAGAGTATGGGAAACTGTCCCTGATAAAATAAAGTCTCATTATCTTGAAACAGCCGGTATTGCTGGTCTTGGTTTTATGTCAGCACCAAAATTGCAGGGAGAAGAGGAGGAGGTATAATGGCAAGCATAGTAGATACAATCGTTGAAGGGTTACTTGGAAAGAAGAAGAAGCTTCCAGATGCAGAGAAACCTGTTGAAGAGATGGCAGACCCAATTTCAAATCCTGACCGTCCACTGAAAATGGGAGAGATTCACAAAATTGGCAGAGCAGCCAAACCGAGGTGACCTATGAAGATAATAGATACGAAGCTTCCTCCACCGAAGCCGGTCAAAGAAAATACAAAAATTGGACTTTCTTACCCCGAACGAGACCGCTATCCCTATGGTACAAGGATAACTCTTGAGAAGGAATTGATTTCCAGACTTGGTCTTGACCTCAAGGGATTGAATGTTGGAGACACCTTTACGATTGTAGCAACAGCGGATGTGATTGAAGTAAGGTCTCGAGAGTCTCTTGGTTCTGGTGGTATAAGTGAAAGCGACAGCAAAACAGTTGAGCTTCAAATAAAGAAGCTTGGTCTTTCTCCTGACCCGATTGCTAACGCTTTTAAACAGGGGAAAAACGGAGTTGCAAAACCGAGGTAATGATGCCAGTAAAAATTACCAAGTCCTCCAGTAATAGGTATCGCGTCGCCACTCCCAATGGTGTGAAGGCGAAGTCGACAACAAAGGAAAAAGCATACAACTTACAGCGTTTGTTGAATGCTCTTGACCACGGCTGGAAGCCGACGAAAAGGAGTGGGAAATGATTGAGACTTATGACAGCGCGATAGTTACAAAGCCAGATTCTACAACTGCTGTTGAGGGTGAGACTGAGCTTCTCAACAAACTTTGGAAATGGCAACTTGAGTCAGAAGGAAATGTTGCTGAGCGTAACTTTAGGACTGAAGCAAAGGAAGACTATGACTTCTATGCTGGGAAGCAGGACACGACTGAGGTACTCAGTGAACTCGAAGAACAGCAACGTCCTTCAACAGTCTTTAATACAATCCTTCCGAAGATAAACCTTCTGATTGGTTTGGCTGGACAGTCCAACCGAGTCCCGTACTTGTTTCCTGTCTCCATGGGAGATGATGCAATAACGGAGATAATGAACGGGGCTTTCAAGCATTTTCGCCGAAAGGCAAAACTTGCAAGACTGGAAAACGAATGCTTCGAGCATGCAGTAAAAAGTGGTAGGTCTCTTCTTGGTTTCTGGATTGGTGGAGATAATCCAATGGAGCCTGAGATAAAAGCAGTACGTATCTCGGGCAGGGACTTTCTGCTTGACCCAACAAGCGTAGCATATGATATGTCAGATGCACGTTATCTGTTTGTAGATAAATGGCTTGAGGCAGATGATATAAAGGCTTTCTTCCCAAATATTTCACTGGATGAAATCAAGTCTCTTTCACGTAGTTCCAGTGAAATGCCACAGTTTTACAACACTGTGACTGACAAGTACCGCCTGACTGAGTGTTGGTACAGGAAGTATGAAACAATTTACTGGGTAGAGAACCCTTTGACTGGAAAGGTGGAATTAACAACTCCTGCTGAGTTGACTAAGTTTAAAACTGCACTGAGACAGGGAATTCCTGATGGTAAAGGAGGAGTTATTCGCTATGATAAAGAAATTAAATCAGTCAAGAGAATGGTTAAGAAGGTCTACTACGCCATATATTCTGGGAATAAGTTGGTGGAGGCAGGTCGTTCTCCTTATAAGCATAACCATTTTCCTTACGTTCTATTTGGTGCTTACAAGGACGAAGACGAGAATAGGTGGTTCTCAGTCGTAAACATGATGAAAGACCCTCAGCGTGGACGAAACGCTATGAGACGTCAACTTCAACACTTGTTGCAGACAGCACCAAAAGGTCTCCTGGTACACGAAGTCGGAGCATTGATTGATCCAGAAGAATACGATGCGAAGTCTTCTCAACCAAACTTCAGACTTGTGATTGCACAAGGAAAGTTTGATAAGTGGAAATTTACTGACCAACCACAGATTTCGCCTGTCTATGCTCAGCTTGACCAGACCTACGAACAGGATATGAAGGACAGCAGTGGTATTCAGAATGACCTGATGGGTATTGAGACTTCGTCTCGGCAGTCTGGAGTAACACTTCGTCTGCGACAGCAAACTGGAATGGCTGTTTTATACATCCTGTTTGATAACTTCAGGGAGTCCCGCCTACACTCTGCTGAAATCATGGTCAGTATGATTCAACAGTATATGACACAAGCTCAGATGATTCGTATAGAAGGGCCTGAGGGTGCATACCTGACACAGATAAACACCCAGATGAATCCTCAAGTACAGGGGTACAATGACATTTCTGCCCTCAAGTATGACTTTGCTATTGATGAAGCAGTAGAAAACACCACTATGAGGATGGCAATAGCTCAGATGCTGACAGAATTTAGCCAAAATAACCCTGGAAGTATCCCTCCTGATATGATTCTTGAGTACAGTGATATGCCTTTAAGTGCAAGAATGAAGGTAAAAGCTTACCACGAACAGATGATGCAGAGAGAAGAGCGTATGATGGAGATGGAGATTGAAGCTAAACGTGAAAGTTCACTGACAAAGGCACAGACTGCCGTGTTTAAAGGTCGCCAAGATAAGAAAAACAGGGCAGCTAAGCAAAATAATAAAAAATAACGGAGGTGTTTTATGGCTACAGTGGTAACTGAGGTGCAGGACGACAACAAAGAAGTAAAGTTGGGCGCAACTGAGGCCTCTCAAGGTAAGAGTTTCATTGACGAGTTGGAACCTGATGGAGAAGAAACTGGAAAGGATGGTGAGAGAGATGGCAAAGGCAAAGAAGGCGAAGAAGGGAAAGAAAAAGGTGGCTCCGAAGAAGTAGGAAAGGAAGGAGCTGACGGAAAAGAAGGGGAAGAAGGCAAGGAAGGTGCCGATAAAGGTGAGCAGAAACCTGTTCCTGATGAAAGGGACGAAGAAATAAGGAATCTACGGCAAATAAGCCGAGACCAAAAGCGAGAGCTTGATAAGGTAACGCAGGCACTGGAGAAAACTAATAAGTTACTCAAAGATGCCAATCTTGTTTCTCCTGAAGAAGAGGAGAAAGACAAGGCAGTCGAGGAGTTTAGAGCCAGACGTGAGGAACAGCTTGAGAACCTACTGGAAGTTATGCGCGTAACTGATAAGTATGGAGATGTTGACGATGTTGTCTCGCAAGAACACTTCGACGACATGATAGAAGCCATGGCAAGGGCTTACGTTGCAGAAAAAGGTGGCAAGCTGGAAGACGTCATTAAAGGTGTTGAGGCTGAAGTATGGGCTACAAAAAACCCTTACAAACTCATGTACGACAATATTAAGCGTTACCATCCAGACTATAAAGCCGCTCCTGCCAAAGGGGATGGAGAGGGCAAAGATGGAGATGACAAAGAAAAGTCTGGAAAAGATGGAAAGGAAAAAGGAAAAGGACTTGATATTGAGAAAATTGCATCAAGTATTCATGAAGTTGGTGGAGGTTCGTCAGGTACTGGTGGATGGACAGCGGCACGAATTGACGAACTGGATGAACTCGAACTTGACCAAGTCCCCAAGGATATTTATGACAAATATCTGAAGGGAGAACTTAAATAAAAAGGAGACACTATGGCAGCTCATGACCTTATATTTCTTACGAATGATGGGTCAACAAGGAAGAAATGGGCAAAGGAACTTTACCGCGCTATCTTAAAGGCAGTAGAGTTCAACGACCTTGTTGGCACAGGCCCAAATTCCATTGTACAGTTAAAGACTGACCTTGGAAAGGGCGAAGGTGATACGATTACCTTTACAATCAGACTCCCACTGTCTGGTGAAGGTGTCGTTGGTAACAAGACAGTTGAAGGTAACGAGGAGAAACTGAGAACTCGTAACTTCAGCATGACTATCGAGGAACTCAACCATGCAGTAGATACTGGTGGCAGAATGGACCAGCAGCGTGTACCATTCGACCTGATGCAGGAAGGCAAGGATGGATTGCAGGAGTGGTGGACTGACAAACTCAGTGACTATGTCTTTGCGACTCTTTGCGGTGATGCAAGTTACAAAATCGCTGGTGAAACATTTGCTCAGGCATGTGAAGCACCTGATGCTGACCATCTTCTTAGAGTCAATGATGTTGCATCAGATGCAGCAATGACTGCTGCTGATATGATGGATCTCAGCTTTTTGGATAGGATGAAGCAGTTAGCAGAAGTTCCAACTGGAACTGAATGTTACAGGATTCGTCCTCTCTTGATTGGTGGAAAGAAGTATTTCAGGGTTATTCTCCACAACTACGTTTTTGACCGGCTGCGTCAGAACTTTAACGCTGGTCA